TCCAATTGTTATCCAAGTTGGATCACTTGCGGTATTGTATTGTAGTAATAGATTCTCATTTGGTTCTGGATCTTCTCCACCATTTCCACCGTTACCTCTAACAGCGGAGATAGTTATTGATTCATATCTTGCAAGATCTAACGTTGGTAGTTCTGCCCATCTTGGGCCACCAGCACCAATGAAGTTGATGTGTCTGTCAATATTAAATCCACCGTAAGCACCAACACCAGTTCCTCTATCTGAGAATGCAACACCAACAAAGGAACTTGTGTTGAGACCAATTTGTGGATAGTCTTCCAGGAATCTGTAGATCTTGACCAGAGGAGTGTCATAGATCTTAATCTCTCTAGGATCTGCAGATCCAACAATAGAGATGGTGCCGAATGCTCCTGTTTCCTCACCAAGAACAACACCTGAATAATCCTCTTGTCCCTGAGTTACAACGTCAAAGACATAACCATAATCAAGAGAAAGTGTGATTGGATCGGATACTGCTCCACTAGTTTCACTTACAAATCCAACTACAGAATCTAAAGTATAGTCATAAGTTACACTTTCTAGTTTTTCACCAAAGTTGAATAGTGATCCAGTTCCAACTTCACTGAATCCTAGAAGTGTTATTCCAGATGTTCCAGAAAGTGTAAGAATTCCACTTCCAATTTCTGTTTGTGGAATAAAGGATTCAAGTCCATTTCCTGTAATTACAATATTGACGGTATTTTCTGGAGTCTGGGCATCTAGTTTTTCTATGGCCGATCCAGAAATTGTTAGAATTCCAAACGGATATATGTCCTCACTAGCGGAGAATCCAAGAATAGTTCCAACATCTTCAGATTGAACATGAACCTCACTTATTATTCCATAATCATCAGTAATAGTTGCAGCAGCACCAATTGCTCCGTAATTTGGAACACCAACCGAAAGAATAGAGTCTTCGTTGTAATCATATGCAATCGATTCAAGTTTCTGGCCAAATCCGAATAGAGTTCCTTCTGTATTATCTGGACTGTAGACAAATTTAACTTCAGCACCAGTTACTGATCCATAGAAGTTTAGATCCGTATATTCTACATCAGCGGATCCACTAATATTAAACAATCCGAATGGAACTGATCCAACAAATGATTCATCAATTGCTGCATAATCTTCAAATGTCGTTGGAGTATCGGTTATTAAACCATAGTTGTCAACTATTGTTGGTGATCCAGATACTGAGTCTGAATCTTCGAATACAAATTCTCTTATTGAGTCTTCATTATAACTAAAGATGATATTTTCGGATATTCCACCAACACCAAAGAGACTGCCATTTCCTTCTGCTGGACTGTAAACAACCTTTACTTCAGCTCCAGGAGTGTCACTGTAGAAGTTTAGATCTGTATATTCTACATCAGCAGATCCAGAAACAGTAAATAGTCCAAATGGAATTCCTTGTTCAACACTGTTGAATGTTACATCAAGATAATCTACAAAGACAACTGGTAAATCCTCAGTCGAACCATAATCATCACTTTCTGTAATAGGTCCAGAAACATCTCCAGTATCTTCAGTTATAAATGGAACAATAGAATCTGCGTTGTAATCATATACTACATGTTCTTCAATATTACCAACTTTGAAGAGATGAACCGTATTTTCTGGAGGATTATAAGATACAGCATAATCTGCTCCAGTATCATACGTTTTAATATCAGCCGGAGGTCTAACAAATGCAGATCCACTAAATGAAGCATTACCAAATGGAACAATGGTTTCTGCAAATACTACAGATCCTTGATCCTCATTTCCTTGACTTGTAGAACTTGAAATGAATCCATAATCAAGAGTTCCTGTTGTTGAATCAGATATTCCCCCATAAGGATCAGATTCAAAAAGGTCTACAGAACTTTCATTGTAATGAATTGTCCTCTTATCAATTCCTTGACCCGAGGATATTAAATTTATTTCTTCTTCTGGTGGATTACTTATAAACGAATATAAAGCACTACCACTTATTTGAACATCTAGAGTATTTTCTGGAGTATCCCAAGAAACTTTCTCAACAAGATTACCAGATACTATTACTAAAATAGTGTTTATTTCGTCACTTATTGCAGAATAAGAAGCACTACCATTAAAAATAATATTTCCTATAGCGGAAGAAGTTTCTGAAAGTATTTCTGTACTTCCATAATCTTCTTGGCCTTGAATTGCTGGATCGAGAATATTACCGTAGTCATTAAATTCATCAATAACTGCAGATATTGTTCCATCACTATCTGAAGAGAAAGGAACTACCGAATCTAAATTATAATCATAAGTAACTCTTTCAGTGCTAGAAATCTCAGATTCTAAAGATCCGGCAACGATATCATCACTAGATACAAACTTCTCTACAGCAGAACCAGAAAGACTGATTGTAGAGTCGCCAGAGTATGAATACGTTCTATTTTCTGCTAGTTGGCCACTAACAATATATGTTGCAGTTCCTGACCAAGCAGCCTTTACTATAAATGCTCCATAAATCGAAATGATTCCAGTTGCAGAGTTGGGAATCGAAATCGAATTATTATAAATTCTTGAAAAACTTTCGTTAAGGTTTGAGGCTAATACTAACGGACCACCTGCTGCGCCGCCGCCCCAAATTTCTGGATCTGGTTGTTTACAATCTGCGTTATAATGGAAGGTACTCATAACATACCTCCACCTGAAACATCAGGTATTACCTCTCTCTTCATATCATTAGAGAGTTGGAAAAGAACGCTGAATCCAATCCAACGAAGAACAATTCCATTAAAGATAATTGATTTGGAGTTAAGATCAAGATATCTCTTGAATATAGAATTGTTCTTCTTATACTTAGTCTTACCACCAATTTTAACGCCACCAAAAGGAGTTAAAGTTTCATTGCAATTGATATTATAAAAATCTTCTTTGTTATCAGTACCATCACATAAATTTCCACAGTCAATTACTTCCCAAGAAGAGTCTGTTAAAAAACCAGAGTCATCTTGGGAATATTCGTTAATAGTAGATGAATTATATACGTAGATATTCATCCTTCACTACGATAAAAGACCTATTAATGAAAAAGGGGATTGCAGTTATTACAATCCCCAAAAAATCAATTATGTATTTATTTATGAATCAGTCAAGAGCGACGTTTAGAGTGATCTTGATTTGGTCTCCGTTGTTCTGAATGCTGTAAGGACCATTTGTGAATCTTTCAGCATACATGATTGAACTGTAGAGGGTACAAGTGTCAAGTCCGACAATAGAGTTCATTGTTGGATTTAGAGCTGGTGAAGTATAGAACTCGTCAGCATTTGGAACACTGAATACGGTGTAAGTTGCACTTTCGGTAACGGTGTTTCCTGTACCAGCAGCAACGTAAAGAACATCTCCAGCAACTAGTTGGTGGCCAACTGCACTGATCTTACCATAACTGAAGCTGACTTCTGGTGAAGTAGCAACCTGAATGTTATCGATTAGTGGTAGGTCTAGGTAGACAACCTTGAGTGCTCTGTCGATACCAATAACGGTTGTTCCTGTTTGGATACCAGCGTTACCGCCAACAACCATTCCAAGAGTTAGGTCATCAACACTTTGATCTGGGTCAATAGTGATGTACTGGTTTCCAACGACTCCGATTACTGGGTCGGTGTTATCTCCTTTAACAACAGTTGTTCCAACACCAACGTTTGCTCCGTGTACAACACCCTGAACGGCAACAGGCATGTTGTTTGCACGGGTTACATAGTAACCATAAACATCACCTGCGTCACCAGTGAATGTGAAGGTCTGTTCTGGATAGGTTGCGGTTGTACCTGAACCAACGTTATTGATTCTCCAACGTGATCCGTTTAGAAGAATACCTGTTTGTGATGTGTAATTTTGATCGGTTCTGTTATTTACACAATATGGATAACCAGTGGAAGGTGCATATCCATATGAATTAGTATTACCAACTCCATAAGGCTCATAATATTGGGTAAAGGAAGGTACATCCGATTCCGCTGGAGTCGTATTACTAGTGAAGAGTTTGAGAACGAGATTTCTTGGTGACTGGTCAGCCAAGGCGGCAGTATGATTATTCTGTGCAATCAAATACCTTAGTGACTCAATTTCCCCAATATTAGGAACTAATAGTGCCATTTAAACAACTCCTTACAACTTTGGTGACGTTTGATTTAACTATCTTTATTTATAATTTTAATTTTAAAGAGATTAGAAACCTATTAATGTTGTTTACTGCAATGACATCAAAAGTCAAGATATCACCAGCAACGATTGTCTTATCCCAACTATTTAGTACATCATCTTTGACCTTTCTTGCATTTGAAAACTGAGGATACACTCCCCCGACTATTGATGTAAATGTTGGAAAATCAGCATAATTGGACTTTTTAATGTCTAAAATTAAATCACCTTCTTGATCAGAAAATATAGTGAGAGATTCAATAATTCCACTAACATCTATAGTAATTGACCCCTTATTACCAGATAACATTGCGATAGATCCGCTATCTACAATATAATTAACTGTTCTTGTTAGATCTGCAGTTGTAGCTAAAGCAACAATAGTATTGTCTGTACCCGAAGTAGGTGCTGTAGAAAATATGATATTCGCACCAGAAATAGTAAAATCTTTTCCTGGTTTTAATATCTGACCATCAGACATAACTAGAAGTTGTTGGTCATTGATAGGTACATAAGATGTACCATTTTTAGCTAAAGCAAATGTGGTTTCAACTCCATCAAACTGAGAACTAATATCATCTAGAATGATATTGCCATATTGTATGGATTTTGTTGGAATTTCATAATCAACACCAATCCTATATGGACCCGGTTCATTTAATTGAACTACGTAATCTGTCATTATGATACTCCTGGAGTTACTAGAACATTACCTTGTACTGCTCTACTTCTATAGGCATTTGGAGAAATCAATACGACATCATAGACATATCTACCACCTTCCATTGCATCGGTAGCAGTATATCCCATAGAAATTCTAACCTTACCGTTAAGTCTGTCTGGAAATTCTAGTGTTAATGGATACGCAGTGGATGATTCTGGGTGTTTTCTAATAGAAGAAATTCCAGTATATCCAGTCAAATTCAATGGAGCATTGTTAGTATTATTGATAGTAAAGGTTGCTTGGAAATCAACCCCCTGTTCAAGAACTAAGTTTACATTCCTTGCCGCCATTATTAGAACCTGTTTTTAAGTATTTATGAATTTGACTCCAGCTTTTGAATAATGAGTCTCATCATATCTTTCATTTCACTTACATCAGATTTTAACTGATCAATTTCACTTATTTTTTCTTTCATATCATTGAGTTTGGAAACTTCTTTCAGTTTTTGACTTTTCAATTCAAGATATCCTTGATATTCCGAATCAGAACAATTTAATATGGCTTTTGTATTTTCATCACGAAACAATCCTCGGTTTCCTTCTACTGGTATTAAACTCATGGTCTTAGATAGTTGCAATAACTCGGAAATCTCTAATTTTTGGTACAAATGCTGAATTAGTACCAGTCATCAGAATTTTTATTTGGAATCCATTAAACTGTGGTAAATTAGATGCGGTAAATTCATAAGAATTGAAGTCATCTTCGGCTATAGAATTTGCAACTCTCCTATCTGGCCTTCCATTATTATTTGAAGGATTAATAACCTGAGAATTTGTATCCAGATTATCATATCCAGGGAATAGTTGCCAAAGTTGTGCTTGTTGTGGAGTATCTGATCTAAAAATTCTATAACATACTCTGATATCACTAGATGCGTGTTTAAAAGCATCAAAGAATACTTTCAAATTATCAGACACTTTATCAAGAGTAACGATGTTACTCAAATAAGTTGCCGCTGTAGGATCGTTTGCCAGTGAGTTTACTCTTGCATCAGTTGCATAATTTGTAACTTTGGAATTAATTCTATTGGCAACCGTAATAAGGCTTACTCTATCCAAATCAATCATTGGAGAAACTTTACTATCACTAGTGTCCATTGCGATTTCCATTGTAAATGATTTCTTACCTGGAAAATCTGCAAGATATGTTTCTTCATTTATTTGAGAAGCAATAATTCTTGGAGAAGAAAATTCCGTATTATCATTTAATGAAATATCTACAAATCCTTGGTCTACATATGAAGTCAAGTTACCGTCAGGAGAAGACCCACTGAAAGTTCTCACTTTTGCAGATATTGATGTTTGTTGGGGTATCATTGTTGCAATATTTGGTCTAATAAGACTATATGGTATATTTTGAGTTGCTTTTGGTCCTTTTGGTGAACCAGTTAATGGAACAGTGTCATATGATCCACAAGACTTATTGGAGTTAAAATATAGAGCTGGGTATCCAGCTCCATTTCCAGGAGTCCTATCAATACCAATACTACCAGTAGCACTCATATCGACTTTAATATAATAATGATCCAAATCAGTTGGATAAGTTACCAAATCAGTGTCTGCAAAACTATGGGTTTTGTTTATTCTTCTTAGAGATACTCCATTTAGTTCATATTTGAAGACCGAAGTCTCCAAAGAGTAACTTCCGGAATCAGTATTATCAATATTTCTAGTTATTCCTGTCAGACTATTAGTTGACGTTACAATACCAGTATATTTTATAACTTCACTATCAATTAAAATATATCCTGGGTTTACAGAAGAAACTGGAACATTTTCAAAGCTCGTAAAGATTCCAACATTGCTTACAGTAATACTGTTTGTAGATGTCGAGTTATATGATGCTTTGAGAGTTTGTGGTTTCTGATCTGGTTCAATACCAGTTATCGTAACCTTATCAACCAAAGAATACATTCCATGATTATTATGACTTACTTTAAAGTGAAGTCCATCAGAAAGGTCTGTTATTGTGTTTACAGTCGCACCAGTAAGAAGAGATGTTCCACTAGTACCAACATAGAATAGACTATCTGTATTATTTTGAGTTAGAGATCCTTGAACTCTATCAACTAACAATGAATTAAAGGATGAAATTACGCCAACGTTATTTGGAATACTCAGAATCAAGTTAGTTCCAAGTCCATCAGTTTGAGTATAATTTATTTCTAGGGAATCGCCATATGCATATCCAGTGCCACCAATAGAAACAGTTGCAGCAATTGCAACACCATTATCAACACTTAGGTTGACTTTTCCGCCAAAACCACTACCTGTAATAGAAACCAAATCCACATTAGAATAAGTTTTAAATGTAGAAGTGAATCCAATACCTGGTGATGTCACTGATAGTGTGCTACCAATTCCAATGGCTCCGACTACACTTCTTAAATTAGATTTAAATACTGAATTGTTACTTTGGAGTATTGGGCTTCCAGGAGTTAATCCAGTAACTTCTGAAGATGTCAAACTCTTTGCTAAACCAACCAAGGTTGACTTGGAAATAGTATCTAATGGATTAGCTCTTAAAGTTACAATTTGGTTATTACCAATATCAAGTTTAGGATTATAGAATCTAGCCGTGGATGGCTCTGTGACAAAATCTGCTCTATAAAGAGTTAGTTTTAAGTCCTCTAATTGGCTAGGATCCCACGTAGCACCGTTTTGAGATTTAAAGAGAGATCCCAATAAAGGTTGTTGGGACACAACTACCTTCTGGGATTCGGGCAGATCTAATGTGGTTACATCTTCTTCGCCCATTCTTGATATCCATACTTTATATTCATTGGATGCAGAAAGAAGAACTACACAATATGAATTTCCAGTTTCAAGATATACTGGAGATGGGAAAGTGAATGTCGTTGGCGTCTTACCATCAGCAGATACTTTAACTTCACTTGGATCTAAGATTACTTCACCGAATGGAATGATTGTTGTAGTTGGTAGACCAGTTTGCATAGTTCTGATTTGCATCGTAACTGGCAAATCATTGGTATCTTTTGCTTGGAAGAATATATCACACTTAGTTATAAAGACACCATTTTCATCTGGAACTTCAAAAGATTGTGCAAGGGGGTCAACCCATCTTGTTTGAGTTACGCTACGATTAGAGAATGAAGTTCCAGCCTGAAGTCTGGTATTTGTACTTGTCAGAGTTCTTTCTTCAGAACGATCTCGTCTTTCTACATCTGCATTTCTAGTTCGTAAAGTAACTTCTTCAGTATTGTTTAGTGTTCCCGATGATGTAAACTTAACATCAGCAGTACTGTCTGTAGAACCGACAATGGTCTCATTAGTCGAACTTGTTGTGAGGACAAACGTTTTGGTTCCTGTTTCAAATGACGGTGTAGATTGTAGTTTGGAATCAGGAATAAAGATTGAACCAATCAAAGTACCAGAAGAATCGGTAATAAGTCTCACATTTTTTACTTTTGCAATTGCCTTAGAAGTTTTGCCTCTAAGTTGCATATTCTTAACAATATGTCCATAGTATCCAGAAGCAGATTGCAATTCTAAAGATGCAGTATCAACATTCAATATTGAAGATGTTGTGGAATATGATGCAGGAATCGTTTGATTGGGTTTATATGGATTTGATTTGTAGGTTTGTGTGGCTCTCTTATACGGACCATACTTATGATTTGGTGAAGCCAATCTGAATCGAATGGAAGTTGTACCAAGAGTTCCGGTTACAGTTTCCCCTACCTGGAACGTACCACTTTGCATTTCAATTTCAATAAGTTTGGGTACAACATACTTAGACATCATGACATCATCAAAGAACGGATAAAGTCGCGTCTTTGGCTTTAGTCTTCTTGCTATAAATTCAATATTTCTAGA